TCGCTCAATGCCTCGTAGTACTCGTGGAGGTTTTCAAGCGCGAGCCGGGAGAAATTCTCCTTGCGCCCTGCCTGAGCGAAGGCGTCTACGAACTGGTTGAGGCCTACGGTTTCTTTAAGTGCCATGGTGTGGGCTCCTAAGCGTTGCGAGCATCGGCCCTGCGGGCGATGCGTCTTTGGTGGGCGTTGCCGCTGTAGCGGCGAACGGGGACTTGCTGGGCCTCGACGTTGACGATCTGGTCTACGACGAAGAGGCTGGCTATAAGGTTGACGATAGCTGCGATCATGAGACGTGCTCCTTGTGGTGGATGGTGGGTTTGAGCCGCCATGGCCTTGGAACCATGGCTGGGCATTACAGCCCCGGAGGGCTGTCCTCTGCGTGGCTACTTCACTCTTCCTCTCCCCATAATTTTTTGGAAACCAAAGAGGCAAAAGTTTCTAACTCTTTTTCTTTCTTCTTCTCTTCAGTTTGGTTTCGGAGGGCTTTATTGATGCTGTAGAGCCCGTCTTGAACTACATCGAATGTGTCCGTCTTTGCATCTAACTCCGGGTGCTCTCCATCACCATATACGTATTCGGAGGGCAAGCCATTACGCCCGAAAAGCCGCTTCTCTATGTCCTCTTCGACTTCCTGAAGGGCTGCGATTATCCACTGTACGTTTGCTGCCATGATTATGGCTCCTTGTGATTGTGGGTGGGCTATTTAAATATGCGATCAAGGACTGCGGTCAGGATGAGGCCGAAGAGCAGGCCGCCGAAGAGGCCGCCGAAGATGGCGAGGAATGGGATCACTGGGCTGCCTCCTCTTTGCTGCTGGCGTTTAGCTCATCTACTACCTTGGCGATCCTGAGTAGCTCATCCTGAATGGTCTGCTTGGCGCTGTGATCTGCATCGGGGTTGCCCAGCACGGCGACGAACGCCGGGATGAGTCCCTGCCAAGTGGGGGTGAGGTCGATATAGTCTACCTCATCAACCGCCTGATCCGCTTTGAGGTCTTCAAAGGTTCTAAAAATTTCATCTGACATGACTGTGGCTCCTTGTGAGAGTGAAGGTGGGTAGGCCGTGCAGCCTTGTAACTGCACTGGGCATTAACCCCCGGAGGGGCTACTCTGCGTGGCCGATTGCGCGATAGGCTCTCTGTTCGATAAATGGCCGATCTCGTATCTTTTCATTATTGGGGATTCGATTCTTGATGGCGATCCGTTCGCAGGCCTCGCAGCCTTCTGCGAAGGCGCTCGCCGCTGGGCTGCTGGGCTGCCATGAGACTACATCTTCTTTCTTCAGCTTGCCGTTCCAGACCAGCACTCCTAGCCCGAAGTGTCTCCACTGGGGATGACTGGGCGCGAAGGGGTTGACGGGGTAGCAGTTCTTGATGATGGCCATGAGATGGCTCCTTGTGGATGTAAGGTGGGTGGTAGCCGTGCAGCCTTGTAACTGCACCGGGCATTAAGCCCCCGGAGGGGCCTACTCTGCGAGGCTCCTACGCCTGCCTGCCAAGGCTCTTGGCGAGGTTGATGAGGGTGGACCTGAGGTCGGCTGTCTCAAGAGAGCCGATGGTTTTTTCGAGTTCGACAATGTGCCCGATGTTCAGGCTGCCTTCGCCCAGACGGATCAGGGCGTTGCTGACTTGC